TTATTGTGGAGATGACTTAGAATGGGAAAGGGCTAAAACCTTTATGGCAATTGGCAGTGGTGCAATGGCTGCAGAGGTTTGTATGCGGATGGGTTTAAGTGCTAAAGATGCAGTCAAATGGGCGTGTGATGTAGATTTAAAAAGTCATGAACCGATAAAAGTATATAAACTGGGAAATAACAATGCCGAATCCTAAATGTAGCGATGAAGACTTTATAGATTTGTGGCGAAAACATAAATCAGCAACTACTATAGCAAAAGTATTAGAAACAGATGTCCGTTCCACAATGTCACGGCGCAAGAGAATAGAAAAGAAATACAACATTAAATTAGAAGCAAAAGAAGGTGGAAACCCTAGAATGGTTATCCCTGAAAACAAAGTCCGCACCAATCTGACTATCGAGAATGGTTTGATTGTTGTGGGTTCTGATTGCCACTACTGGCCTGGATATGTCAGTACTGCCCATAGAGCATTTGTCCATCTGATTAAGAAGCTAAAACCTAGCGGAATAGTCCTTAATGGTGACATTATGGATAACGCCACGATTAGTCAACACAATAGAATCGGGTGGGATAAGACCCCAACTGTAAAAGAGGAACTAGAAGAAGTCCAAGCTAGACTAGGAGACATTGAGAAAGTTCGTCCTGCAGGAGCATTTATGCACCGCACCATTGGTAACCACGACTTACGCTTTGACGGCAAATTATCTAATGTACTAGGACAGTATGAGGGCGTACCTGGTATGGCACTAGCCGACCATTTACCTGGATGGACATACAGTTGGTCTCTGATGGTAAACAACACTTGTATGATTAAGCACCGTTGGCACAATGGTCAACATGGTGTATTTAACAACACCCTTAAATCGGGGGTATCGATGGTCACGGGGCATCTACATTCATTGAAAGTGACTCCGTGGTCTGATTATAATGGTGACAGATATGGCATTGACACAGGAACAATGTCGGCAATTGGAGGAGACAAGTACATCTATACGGAAGATTCGCCCGTCAACTGGCGTTCAGGATTCGCAATACTTACGTTTGTCAATGGAGAACTTATGCCGCCAGAACTTGTACAAGTCATTAGTGAAGATGATGGATTGGTATTCTTTCGAGGAGAGGTGATTTCGGTATGAAGATAGAAGTCAAAATCATTAAGGAAAACGAAGATGGTTCAGCCAACGCTCAAGTTGATTTCGATAAAGAAGGGCTTGAAACACTTGTACAGTGGGGGCTTGTTAGTTTGCTTACCAAAGCAATTGATGAATACAAGGTTAGAGATGACGAAATTCCTTTCCCTGTGCCAAAGCCTAAAAGGAAGAAAAAGTGAACCGTAATTGGAATAAGTCATTTGACCTAGTGATTGTGAACGAAGGAGGCTACGTTGACAACAAACTTGACCCAGGAGGAGCTACTAACTGGGGATGTACTCAAGCAGTATGGGAAGGCTATATTGGTCATAAAGTGTCTGTAGACGATATGAAAGCCTTAACTAAAGAAGATGTAAAACCTTTATACAAAAAGAGGTACTGGGATGCCATACACGGAGATGCTATTCCTTCGGGACTTGATTATTGCCTTTTTGATTGTGCTATCAATAGTGGTGTTAATAGGTCAGCGAAAATTATCCAAGAAATCGTGGGCGTTTTTGCTGATGGTGCTATCGGTAATAATACTGTTAGTGCTATAACTCAACTTAACCCAGTTACTGCCATTAATGAGTTCTGTGATAAACGACAAGCATTCCTAGAATCATTAAAGACTTTCCCAGTATTTGGAAAGGGCTGGAGCAAACGAGTATCAGAAGTCCGTATTCGTTCTCTAGAGATGGTTTAAAGGGCTACTTGGGCCTTCACCCATGCTTGAAGCTCAGTGAGCATTAGCGTGGTTTGACTGCATTGTCCAATAAGTATTGAGTAGGCGGTACTTGCATCAGTTCCTGAGGGGGCTGTGGAAATTCCCTCTGTTTTACTGCCACTGGGGTTGATGTGCAACCCACTACCATAAAAGTTCCTAAGATTAGCCAACTTAGCTTCATATTCATTCTTTACTCCAGAGGTGATGAGTGCTGCTTGTTTATCTTTTGAAGAATTCTCTGCTTCCTGCGCTTTTCCTGCTGCTTCAACACGCTCCTGATATGCAACAAATCGTGAATGTTCATAGCCATAGCCAAGATACACGCACCCACAAAGTACCATAACAACCAATCCAGCTTTGATGTAAGTTGTAACATTTAGTGGAAACATTATCTTTCGTCTAACGGCTTGGTGGTTAAGAATCTTAGGATAGCAACCAATATACCAATAATAATATAGCTAAAGCCATAGTAACGGTCACTGATTACTCCTTGGATACTAGAAAAGTTATCAAATAATGCCCCGAACACTACCAATGCGAAAGAAAACCACATTGTTTTGGAACGGTGCATTGGTTTTTTCATTTAAAAGGGATATGTCCTGTACCTGCAGCCCATAGTAAAAGTGCTACAGCACCCATACCAATTAGCTTAATCACCCTTTTGACGACAGATTCGCCTACAGAGGTATAAAAGTTCTTAATCACCCTTTCAGTTACTCTTTCTACGAGTTCTTCAAGTTGTTCGTCTGTTAGGGGAAATTGTGCGTTGGACATAATTAGGTTGCTTGAGTTTGAGAGGTTAAGATGCCGTGGGTAAATGTCATGGAACCATTTGTTCCTGTAAGTGTTAATTTTGCTGTAGTAATTGTGATAGATAATCCTGTAATTGCTGATATTGCTGAAGTATTATTTCCGTACAAAACTCCAGTAAGTCCTGGAGTCTTAATATTGGATAGATTTGTATTGGCAATGTTACCGCCAGTAATAGATACATTATCCGAGTTTTGTGTAGATAAAGTCCCAAGACCATTAATGTTTCCGTTAGTCTTATAGAAGACTTGGTAAAACCAATCCCTAAACTGACGGGTATCTACACCTTGGTTAGTAGGAGGTGGTGGAGGAAGGTTGGTAAATGGATTGACAGCCATTATTCTTCCTCTGAATCCTCTTCATACTTCCAATTCTCAGCATAGCCATATTGTTGCAGTGCAGGAATTTGATGCTCCATACCTTCGCCAATGTCATCTCTTACGTTAATACAGTCAGGAATATCAATTTTCTTAACGTTCTTATAGGCACGTTCACAGGCTTGTTTAACGGTCTTTCCTACCCCGTTTGCCACTAGGACATAATCACCTGCTGTCACTAGGCAAGGACGCTCTACAATGCCTTCCTCGTCGTTTTGAGGGGCATTCCCAACCATCACCTCACATAGAGCGTAATGTTTAGTTAATTCGTCAGGAAGACCATAGATAGGAAATCCTGTATGGTCACGCCCCGTAGTCTTAGACCTAGGGTAATCCCCAATAGGGATAACAATGCCAGTAGCAGTGTCGTAGCTAACTTTGAGAGTATCTTTGCCATCTAATAGGTCACACATCCAATCGACAACAGAACCCTTATGGAGGGCTTGCTGAATGTTAAATAAAGGCCACCCTTTACGCATAGTCCATTCTAATGGGCGTGGCTCACCTTTTTCATCAATAATGAATGCTAGGTCAACATAGCCAGTATGTCCGATATAGCATAAGTAGTCTTCAAAACGTTTTAGGGTCTCATTAAATATATTGGACTCGGTAACATATTTGATAGCAGTTCCCTGTTCACCAGTGTTACAGCCATAGTTACCTGACATGAGCTTCTTATGCTCAAATCCTTCTAGAATGTTCTTACCAAAACCTGATGGGCCTATCCAAGCACCTACGCCAAACTCTATACCTGGAACAAACTCTTGAAGGATGAAATCCCTTCGTTTACCTGTTTCTTTCCAGCGTTGTAACATGAATACCATGTCTGCAGGTGATTTAGATACATATGATAGAGCCTTGTCTGCATCACCACTGGGTTTAGAGACGTATCGTTTGGGATTAGCTTTAACAAAGTCGATAGCACTGTTGTAATCCTTAAATTCAAATGAAGGAATGACGGATAGTCCTGCCTTCTTCATAATGTCTTGACCATAATCACGGTCTAGCTCTAGTTTTGCACCAAGCATATTGGTACCGATAATTGGGTAACCCTCTTCATGGAACTTTTCTAGTTCACGCATTTCAAAAGCGTTATCCGATAATACGATGAGGTCTGCTTGCCGTGCATGAATCTGCCAGTTCTGTACTTGGTCAATCAATCCACGACCAATTTTAGAACGCTCCTGACCGTGTGGGCGCACCCATTGTTTAACTTCGTGTCCTTCTGCAAGGCAACGGATACCAAAGTCAACAAGGGCACCAGCAGGGTCGAGCAACAAGATTCTCATGTTATTTCATTTTC